ACGGCGCTTCTGAATCGCGCTCGCGAGACGGCGCGGATCTTCCCGCTGACGAATCAGATCCCGATTGGCGAAGGCAGCGATTCGCTCGAACTGCCGTACATCGACGAAACCAGCCGCGTGAACGGGTCGCGTTTCGGTGGTGTTCAGGCCTACTGGACCGGCGAGGCCGACGCCCCGACCGCGACGAAGCCGAAGTTCTCCCGCCACGAAATCCGGCTTGAATCGCTGAAGTGCCTGATGTATGCGACCGAGCGGTTGCTCCGGAACGCCCCGGCCATAGCTGCGGTGTTCGAGAATGCTTTCGCTTCGGAGATTGCCTTCAAGTTGGACGACGCCATCTGGCGCGGCGACGGCGTGGGCAAGCCGCTGGGCTTCAGCGTGCAGAACTTCGGCGGTGCCCTGATGGTCAGCGTCGCAAAGAAGTCCGGGCAGGCTGCTGACACGTTCGTGATCGAGAACGCCACGTCGATGCTGTCCCGCCTCTACCGCGAACCGGGCGACCGGATCGTCTGGATGTGCAACCCCGACGTTATCGGCCAGTTCCCGCTGATGACCATCGGCCAGCAGCCGGTGTTCCTGCCGAACGGCAGCGTCGCCGGTGCGATTCAGTACGGCACGTTCCTCGGCTTCCCGGTGATCCCGGTGGAGCAGGCCGAAACCCTCGGCGACAAGGGCGACGTGGTTCTGGCGAACCTGTCCAAGTACGTCACCATCACCAAGGGCGGCGTGCGGGCGGCGCAGTCTATGCACTTCCGTTTCATTTACGACGAAATGACATTCAAGTGGTCCATCGACGTGAATGGGCAGTCTGCCATCAAGCAACCCATTACGCCCTTCAAGGGCTCCAGCACCCTGTCGCCGTTTGTCACGGTTGACGCTCGCGCCTAAGGAGGACACGAGATGATTCCCTACGAACTTCTGAACAATCTGCACTTCATCAAGGGCCTTGACCCGGTGGCCGATGCCTTTTCGGGTACGGTCACTTCGGACATTGTGGACATGGCGAATCACCAATCGGCCATCTTCATCGTGTACAAGGGTGTCGGTACCACCGGCACCTCGACGATCACGGTTGAGGCCTGCGACGACGTTAGCGGCACCAACGCTACGGCGGTTCCGTTCTTCTCGAAGTCGATCACTTCGACCGACATTCAGGGCGCGATGACGGCCCGCGCGGCGGCTGGTTTTGCGACCACGGCCGGTTCGAGTCAGATTTACGTGATCCAGGTGGCGACGGAACAGTTGGCGGCGACTGGTTACCAGTTCGTGCGCCTCAAGGCCGTGGAAGTGGTGGACTCGCCGGTTCTCGGCGGCATCGCTATCGCCCTGGCTGGCCCGCGCTTCGGTGGCTCGACGACCGCAACTGAAATCGCCTGAACCATGAACCTCCAACTCGTAACGCCGCCAACTGAATGGCCGCTGTATGAAGCTGAGTTCGAGGCGCACGCACGCGCTAAGGGCCAGCCTCTCGACCAGCTACAGCCATACATCCACGCGGCGGCGTCACACTTGGAAACGATCTGTAACCGTCGATTTCTCCAGCAGACCTGGAAGCTGTTCTTGGACGGCTTCCCGGCCTCTGGGGAGATCGCACTCCCCTACTCTCCGCTCGTTTCGGTCAATCACCTCAAGTACACCAACACGGCGGGAACCCAGACCACGCTACCGACGACCGAGTACGCCGTGTCGCTTCGCACTCCTGGACTTCTGCGGCTCAAATACAACAAGACCTGGCCCACGGACACGCTTGAAACCACCGACCCCATCGAAGTTCAGTTCGTTTGCGGCTGGAATAACGCGGCATCTGTCCCGCTGCCACTGAAGCAAGCTATCCGAATGCTGGCCTCGCACTTCTACGAGAACCGCGAAGCGGTCATCGTGGGCACGACGGCCGCAGTCGATGAGGCCGAACTGCCCTTCGCCGTCTCCGCACTCATTGCGCCGTGGCGGGTGTGGCTGTGAGGGCCGGAGCGATGCGGCATCAGATCCGCATCGAGCAGAAGACCATCGACGTGTCGGGCGACGGGGACCGGACGGAGACCTGGGGCACGTTAGCCGAGGTATGGGCCTCCGTCGAGACTGGAAACGGGCGCGAGTTCTTTGCGGCGCGGCAAGTCATCGCGGACCTGACCCACACGATACGCCTACGCTACCTGCCTGGACTCGCCCCGGATATGCGTATCGCTTACGACGACCTCAAGACTGGCCGGACCCGATACTTCGACATCAAGAGCATTCTGAACCCTGACGAACGCGACGAAATGCTCACGATGCAGGCGACTGAGGTACTGATCTAATGGCGCGTCAAGTCCGGGCGATCACGGTTTCGGGCATCGAAGACCTGACGCAGCAGATCAAGCGACTGCAGGCGACGGCGACGGGCGAACCCATCAGGCAGGCGCTTCTCGAATCCGCGCAGATGATCCGCGACGAGGCCGCGCGCCGCGCACCAATCGCGCCCTACGCAACGCGCCAGCGCGGGAAGACCTATCAACCGGGCGGCCTGCGGAAATCGCTCAGGGCCGCCTCTGGGCGCAAATACAAGAACTTCCTGCAGGCCTTCGCCTTCACGCTCAAAGATGCCGCGCCCCACGCGCATCTAGTCGAGTTCGGAACGAAACCCCACACGATCGCGGGAAAGAAAATGCGGATAGCGGCGCGGGCGTTCCAGTGGCTTGCGCGGGTTGGCGATCAGGTGCGGACCAAGATCCAGCATCCCGGTAGCCGTGCGAATCCGTTCTTTCAAAACGCGATTAAGTCCCAACGCTTGCGGATCAAGCGGTTATTGGAGCAGCGCGTTAAAGCCGCGTTTGATGCCATCGGAAGGGCCGCATGAGAATCTATCAGGCTCTATTCCGATACCTGCAAACCGTGCCCGACGTGGTGACCGTCGTGGCCGATCGCGTCTTCGATGCCCACGCCGATCAGGGGCGAGTGACGAAGTACCCAGCCATTATCATCGAAACGATGGACGACCAGCCGTTCCACTCCATCGGGCGGCAGATTCCGACCGCAACGCGCCGCCCGGTGTCGCTCTACTGCATGGCGCAGGGCAACCCGAAGGCATCCGACGACCTGGCGGACCTCGTCTACACGGCCATTATCGGCCAAGAGCAGGCCATCGCTGACGCCTCCGGCCTCGGCGTGAAAAGCACCCACCTGAACGGGCGACGCAACGAGTACGAAGACGCCCTCGAAACCGATTCCAAGCTCTACGCCACCGTGCTGGAGTTCGACTTTATCCACGACATCTAGGAGGCCTTATGGCAATCATGGTAGGAAATGCCGGTTCTTTCCGGCTTAGCACGAACGTAGTGGCAGAGATTGACAACTGGACCCTGGACGTTTCGACCGGACTGGAAGAGACGCAGGCTTTCGGCGACGTCTGGAAAGAGCGATCCGCAACGATTCGCGAATGGAGCGGCTCGGCAAGCGGTCGCTTTGACGATACGGACACCAACGGGCACGTCGCCATGCAGACCGCCTTCCTTGGCGGCACGACCGTAGCGGCGCGGTTTTACATCGACGGAACGAACTACTACAGCGGTACGGCATTCGTTCAGGCTTCGATTGCGGCGGCTGAAAACGGGCTCGTGACCGTGAACTACACCGTCACGGGTTCCGGCGCGTTGACCTACGCCTAAGGAGGCACCATGGCTGTTCTCGCAGGGCGTAATGCCGACATCTACATCGCCAGTGTTTCCGGCACCAGCATGACGGGCGAGGCCACCACCTCGCTCGGATCTGGTGTCTATCAAATCACCGACGCCGCGAAGCGGGCGATCAATCCTAACGCAACGCTGACCGTCCTCGACGGTGTCGCGACGGTGCCAGCCAGCCGGTATCAGGTGGCCTTTGGGACGGGGAAGATTGACTTCGGCGACTACACGCCAGCGGGCACCATCACCGTGACCGGCGAGTATCTGACGCTGGCCCAGGCCGCTCAGGGCTTCGAGTGGACGCTGGATGTTCAGCCGATGCTCGAAGAGACGCAGACCTTCGGGGACGCGTGGAAAGAGCGCACTTGCGTTATGCGCGAGGCGACGTGTTCGTTCCAAAGATTCTACGAGGACGAGTATTTCTTCACCAACGGCACGCGCTATTTCGTCATTGCCTGCTACCTCAACGTGAGCGGCGCTGATCGCTATGTGTTCGGCGCGATGCTGTCGAGCCAAGGCACGACCAGCGGCGTGAACGAAACCGTGAAACAGAACGTCCAGTTCTCCGCGCATGGAGTCGTGGACTACGCAGCGAGCTAAAGGAAACACATGGGAATTGCAGATAAGATCCTCGCCACGCCACTGAAGACGGCGACGTTGGAAGTCCCCGAATGGGGCGTTACGGTTGGCATCCGTGAAATCACGGCGGCCGAGCGGGTGAAGTTTGGCGAGGACGCCAAGAAGACGCCCGCGTTGGCAGTGGTGCGTCTGGTTATCGCCACGCTGACCGACGAGAACGGCGCGAAGGTGTTCGAGCCCGCGCACCAGGACGCGCTGTTACAGAAGTCGGGCGCGGTTCTCGACCGCGTAGTGACGGAGATTCTGCGGCTCTCCGGCATGACCGAAGACACCGCCAAGGACCTCGAAAAAAACTAGAGGGCGAGCGCCGATTCGCATTTGCGCTCGCCGAAATCCTCCACATGCCCGTATGTCGGCTACTCGACGAAATGCCGTCGTCTGAGTTCGCTGAATGGGCCGCATATTTGAAAATCAAGGCCGACGAACAAGAAAAGGCAATGCAGCAAGCAAAGGCTAAACGCTAATGGGTGTACTGTCTAATCTCATCGTTCGCATCGGAGCGTCTACCGACGACTTCGACAAGAAGCTGAACGCGAGCCTGGGCAAGATCCAGCGGTTTGGCTCGTCGATGTCGCAGGCTGGACAGTCCCTGTCTATCGGCTTCAGTGCTCCGCTGATCGCGGCGGGCGCGGGTGCTCTCGCAGCGGCTGCGGACATGGAAAAGCTTGAAAAGGGCCTCACCGCGACGATGAAATCTTCGGCGGCGGCTGGGGAGGAACTGGAGCGGCTTAAGGTCGTCTCGAAGCTCCCCGGCCTGGGCCTCCAGGAAGCTGTACAGGGTTCGATCCGGCTCCAGACACTCGGCAGCAGTGCCGACGAGTCCCGCAAGATCATGATGGAACTCGGGAACGCCCTGGCGACGGTTGGCGGCGGAAAGGAAGACTTCAGTGAGGTGATCCGGCAACTGTCCCAACTTTCCGCCGTTGGGAAGGTCACCAAGGAAAACCTCGACCCCATCATCGAGCGTATCCCGCAGATCGCGGCGATCATGCGCGAGAAGTTCGGGCCGGAATCGCTGGGCGACCCCGCGAAGACGTTCGAGCGGCTGGGGATTAGCTCGAAGCAGTTCATTGACATCATTGTGGCCGAACTGGGCAAGGGCGAACGCGCCGGGGCGACGTTTGCGAACTCGCTCGAAAACCTCAAGGAATCTGCGTTTGAGACGGCGGCGGAGTTCGGGAAGTCGTTGCTGCCGATTGGCCAGCGGGTACTGAACGAGTTCATCAATCCCGCCATCGAAAAAGCTAAGGAACTCGCAAAGGAATTTGGCCAGTTGCAACCGGCCACGCAGAACGCTGCCATCGGAGTGACTGCGTTCGCAACGGCTCTGCCTCTGGCTGTTGTCGGTATCGGGACTGTCATCGAGAAAGGCGCGGCGATTATCCAGGCCATGAACCGGCTCAAGGGATCGTTTGGCCTTACTGGGACGGCGGCGAATGCTCTCGGGGCAGCGGTGGGCTACCTGGCTATCGCCATGCGGACCTATGAGGACGTGACGCGCTTGGCGAAGGCCGTTATGGACCTCTGGAGAGAGGCCGACTATGCCTTCGGGATCACCGATAAGTTTCGCTCGGCTTGGGCTATGTCCAGGGACGTATTCATCGCGCTCCTGCCAGTGTTCAGCAAGGTCCAGGGATATCTGCAGACCATTGCCAAACAGGCCGAAACGCTGGCCCGAATGCTCTCGCCGATCTTTGCTTTCGCCAAAGTCTACGAGTCCGCAGCCGACGCGCTGCGGAAGTGGAACGGCGAATCCCGTGCGATGGATGAGGCGATTCGGTCGAACCTGTCTACCAGCCTCAAGGCTGCAGTCAACGAGAACGAAGCCATTCTGCGGCGCGGCGAACTGGAAAGCCAACTCGGGCGCGTTCGCGGCAAGTTGGACGAAGCGACGGCGGCGACGGATAAGAACGGCGCGGCCAATGGCAAGCTGAAGCCCGCGATCACTGCAGCCAAAGAAGCCGTCGATCAACTGGCGCAAGCCTTCACGCGCCTCGGAGTCTCGAATACCTCCGACGCCATCGGCGGCTTTGCGCGCGCACTGCAGGCGCTCAGTGTCATCGAGCAAGCTTTCAAGGAAGGCAAGGTTAGCACGATCGACCTGCAACGTGCTACAGAATCACTCGGACAAGAGTACTTGAAGTTCATCGACGGCGTAGGCGGCATCCGCCCTGCAATGGTCGATGTTGCTGACTCGTTCGACTTTGCGGCTGAGCGGGCCATGATGGCGATTGGCGACATCCAGACCGCCGCGCAATCGGCGCGGAATTTGGCGCTGGGTCAGATGATCGTCACCGGCGACCCGACAGGCGCGGGCGCTACGCTCAACTCTGCCGACGCCGCCCGCTCCTCCCAACGCAATCTTGAAATCATCCGGCAGACGGCGAAGGGCGCGTCCGATGCCTGGAAGAACGTCCGGACCAGCGTATCCCGCCAAGTCTCCACGATCCAGACCGACTTCTCCCGCGCCGTGGTCAACATCATCCGTGGGACGGAGAGTATCGGTGAAGCGATGCGGAAGGTTGGCAACGCTGCCGTCGATGGCCTACTCCGTACCGGCATCGAGTTCGCTGTAAACGAAGGCATCAAGCTTTTAGGCAAGCTACTGACGAAGCTTGGCGGCGTGGGCGCGAAGATTGGCGGCATCCTCGGCGGCTCCGGTGGCGGTGGCACGTCGGGCGGTGGCGGCTCTCAAGGCGGAATCGGATCTGCCGTGTCCGCGGCCTCAGGCGGCATCCTCGGCATGGTCACCAGTATCGGATCGCTGGTGTCTGGAGTCATCGGCAATTTCCAGATGGCCGGGATGAATAAGACGCTGGACCTGATCGAGAAGGAGGTTCGCTATTCCCAGATCCATCTCCTTCACATCCTCGAAAAACAGAACGAGTACCTGCCAAAGCTGAAGGACATCTGGGAGTCGCTGATTCGCATGGAGACGCGCCAGATGGGTGTGGCTGGTGGCGGAGCCGCAAGCGTAACAATCAACGTTAACGGCGGCGATCCGCGCCAGATGCTCGAAGCTATCACCCGCGAACTGAAGCAACTTGGAGTCATTCCGAAGTGAGCCTAGACGTTTATATCGACGGCGCCATCCGCGAAATCGCTCACTACTCGCTCAACATCGCGGCGACGGCTGGGCAGCGTGGATCTTTTAATGTCCGCGTGATCTCGACCAGCGGCTCCTATCGGCCTGAGCAAGGCCAAGAGATTGAGCTTTGGGACGGAGGGACGAAGCTATGGGCCGGTTCGGTCGATGAGGTATCCGAGGTTTCGATCACTGAGGCGGGCGCAGCCGCAGGCGCGTTTTATGATATCCGGGGCATCACCTGGGAGCAGCGCTTGGATCGGCGGCGCTGCTACAACCCGAGCACGTCTGTTCCGGCGCACTACAACGGAACGTTTCTTTTCACCGCCAATCCGGCAACGGACACGCTGACGACGGTATCCGCGCACGGCCGTAGCAACGGGGACCGGGTACGTGTAAAGGCGCACGCGCAGGGAACGCTTTGCGACGGGCTCGATGCAACCATCGAGTACTTTGTCATCGGCGCATCCGGGAGCACGCTCCAGCTATCCCTGACGAGCGGCGGCAGTGCGGTAAACATCCTGGACGACGGCACGCTGGACCAGGTCCTGCTCACCACCCGCGCGGGCGATGTCGTGGTGGACCTAGTGACTAACTACGCATCGAACGAGGGCATCGGCACCACGAACGTCGACGCGGGCGCTGTGCTCGACGTGGTGACGTTCGACGCCAACACCAGCGTTATGGAAGCGATCAACGAACTCGCCCAAGTATGCGGCTTCGCTGTGTGGATGGACGAGGAGCTGGAACTGTACTTCAAGCCGCGCACGTTTGCAGCGGCACCGTTCAGTATCTCGACCAGCAGCGCCAATTATCGCTCACTCCGCATCCGGCGTACCCGCGAAGACAAGGTAAACGCGATCCTGACCCGGGTGCCTTGGAACCAGATCGTCAGCGAGACTGAATCGTTCCCGGGCGACGGATCTGCGCGGACGTTCACACTGACCAACCAAGTCGCCCAGATCGTCAGCATCAGCGT